CCCATGGTGGGATCTCCGCAGAGAGGTTATCCTTTCTGTTCATACTGAACCCCATAGCAAGCGAGGGCCGTGTCATGGGTCTCTTCCCGAGAACGCGTGAGAGAGATGGTAATCAATCTCATGCGGGCGGCACTCAGGTGCAACACTCGTACTTTTACTATAATGGATCGCTCTTCTTTACGAACGGTCCATACGAGTCAAATTCACCTGCGTGTCCGCCTTCCCATGAACATTGCGTGGACACAGTTGAGTCTTCCCCTCCATATCAGGACCATGACCTCGTGCTGACAAAGCGCGAGGGCAAGCCGACCCGTGTAAACGGGACGGTTTTGGATCCTGACACTCCTCCTTCTCCTTACGGTTATCAATACGAATACCGTTACGAGAACTGGAGTGCTACACGAACCGCATCATACCTCTCAGGAGGTGTTCCGTGGTTTCCCGCAGTAAACTGGTCTTACTATAAGACCAAGGCCCTAGCCAACCTTAATGGAAGGTTTGGGCCTAAGGTAGATATTCCTTTGTTCCTCTTTGAACTTAGGGATTTACCCCGTATGCTACGGGACCTTGGGCGTTTCCTTAACGGAGACTTAAGTCCCAGGGACGTGCCGAGCTCATTCCTTAGTTACAACTTCGGATGGGCTCCACTAGTATCGGACCTTTTGAGTCTGCTCGATCTGTCAAACAGTATCGATAGGACTCTTGAGCTAATACTAGCGTCAGGCAATGGAAGGAAGATCAAGGGTAGCTTAGCTAAACTTGAAGATCTCAACTACGACTCTGACTACCCAATCCATCATCATAGTTCAACTTCTAAGAAATTAACAACTCGCACACGTGCGAGTTACTATGAGAAGGGTTGGTACACTGCGCGTTTATCTATCTCTGATAAGGCGCAGCTGGCAGAGTTGCGTGAAACACTGCGAGCCAATGACTGGCGACCAGTGCTACACGCTACCGGTTTGAACAGAATCAATGCATCCACGGTATGGGAGTCTATCCCATGGTCGTGGCTGATTGACTACTTTCTCAATGTGGGAGATGTGATTGAAGCGAACTTAGGGCAGATGCCCTATGACGTTAAATCACTCAACCTCATGGTGAAGCAGACAATAGACGAGACTGAGGAAGTCGTAGAGAATACGGCTAATCTCAGCATCGATCCTCATCGATTCTTGTTCACAAGAAAGAACCGGCAAGTACACGCAAACCCGACACCCAGTTTTGCCTTCACACCCTTCCTTACGGAAGGACAGAAGAAAATCCTGAGTGCGCTTGCTTTGGCTAGGATACTCTCCTAGTAGCGCCACGTCGTGATGACGTTGCATCCCAAGAGAAGGACCAACCATGTTCGCAGATCCGTTTGCAATCACCTACAATGCGGTTACAAAGAACTTGAACCGCATTAACCAGGACAACCGGGGTTCGGATTACTATCTTGACGATGGTCAAGACAAGTATTCGATGTCGATTCGTCACAACATCCCCTCGCGGGGTGGAAGTGGTGAATCGCACCATCTCCGTCTGGACATCGAACGTTTCGATGCCGACGGGATTTACCTCCGGACAGACTCCGTGTGGGTTGTCGCCAAAACAACTGATGGCGTGCAATCCACTACGGATCTGGATCACCTCACTGATTCGTTGGCCGCTGCTCTCGACAGTACTACTGTCGGGAAGCTTCTGGCCCGCGAAAACTGAGGCGATCTGATGTTAAGGATGCTCTTGCGAGTTACCCTTTTCATCATTGTCCTGGTAGCACTTTACTCTGTGCTTCTGGTGACCCTGTCTGCCATTCAGGACGTGTCCTGTCTGGTGTTCAGGTAACGGGTTTCGAGCTTTCACACCAACCTTAAGAGGTTCGTAAATGAAAGAGAAACTCGACATGGTCTTGGAACCCTACTGGCAAATCCTTCAGGATGTAGCCAAGTGGGAACCCGGACTCTACAAATCCGCTAAAGTTGACTTTCAACACTTGAAGTCACTTTGCCAAACCCGTGGATGGAAGCGTATTCTTCTTGAAGACCTTCCTTCGGCCGGCAAGCATTTTGATAAATGCTTATCCTCTGGGGAGTTAATCCCCGAAGGATATCCGGCATCCTTGGGCTCGGTGTCAAAGGATACTATGTACCTTAGAAACTTACTTCGGTACGTCTTTGACATCGATGGCGTAAGCGGGCCTAAGTACCCTATTCGTATGGATGCAGACCCCACTGCGATTTTCTTTATACGTACACTCTTGTACGTGTATAAGAAGCTCAAAGTGGAATGCCCCATATCTGCAACGAGGAAAACGGTCGATGCCTATAAAAGCATGGAGCAGGAGTTGTATTACCCTACTCTTCCGTGGAACACGGACGACCCAATCCAATTCGAAGCAGCTTGGAATAGAAACTGTAGAAGCGGAAGAAGACTCTCCTTCGTGGATTTCCTCGAAGAAGATCTTGATCAGCTTGCTTTCCCTTTCGCTAATGACCGCAAGTTGCGGTCTACAGCGGGAAAGCTCCTCAATACACTCGACATCGTCTCAATGGTTTCATTGGGAACGGTTCCGGATATTGAGGTATACAGCTTGGTACCCAGGCATGGCCCTGGAGCTGTTGCCGATAAGACGGTATCTGGAGATAAATATCTCTTCGATACTTGGTCCAGAAAACTGGATTACTATCTTCCTGCAGAGTACTTCACTATGCATGAAGAATGGTCCTATCGGTTTTCCATTTGGAAAGGTTCGTTGAAATCACCTTTGCCCGTGGAGATCCCGGCACAGCTGTTTGCTGTACCGAAGACTTTCACGAAGCCTAGGTTGATAACAATTGAACCTACAGCTAACCAGTTCCTTCAACAGGGACTGTTACGATGGTTTCGGCAGAACATGCCTGACATCGTACGGCGCTGTTACGCAGCACGTTCGCAGGAGCCCTCTAGACAACTTGCTAGAGAAGCTTCTGTGACAGGGGATCTAGCGACTGTGGATCTTTCCTCAGCCTCTGATCGCTTGTCGTGTGCTGTTGTTGAACGTACATTTCAGCATTGCTCAAATGTACTACCCTTGCTTTATGCAACACGATCCTCAAAAGTGGACGTGTCGAGCAGAATTGAAGAAGGCGTGACTGATTCAAAGGTCATCAACCTTCGTAAATTTGCTGGGCAAGGGAGCGCTGTTACCTTTCCTATTCAGTCTATAGTTTACGCGCATTGCTGCATTGCAGCATCGCTCGTAGACCAGGGGCTGAAACCTACGGGTCGCAATATCCGTAGGGTCTCGGAGAGGATCAGGGTCTTTGGGGACGATCTTATCGTCCCCAAAAGTAGCGTCCCTTTTCTAGGACTTCTCCTTCAGCTCTTACAGTTGAAGGTGAATAGTGAGAAAACTCACTGGCAAGGCAAATTCCGTGAATCTTGCGGAATGGATGCATATGGGGGTTACGATGTAACTCCCCTCTATATATCCAGCATTGCCCCTGGAAAAGGCGCAAAAGAGCTGTGCTCGTGGGTTGATGTGTCTAACAATGCACATCTAAAGGGTCTTTGGACCCTAGCCCAGTGGATGAAGGATAAAATCAAGTCAAAGACTAGTTATATCCCCATCCATCGCAGCCCTCTTGCGTGCCTCACGTTGGCTACATTCACTTCG